TTATGGAGGTTTTTCAGCCATAATCTTCTTCTTGGGTTCATTGCATTTTCTCCTTATTATGTGAATACATGTTATAAATAGTATACAAATTAACAAAAAGAAAACCCCCCCCGAAGAGGGGGGAAATTTTTATTTAAATTTTACGTACTTTAAACGTCGGTGTTCGCCGTAGCCTGGGCTGAACCAATGTATTTAATGTACACAACAAGCTTTCCACTAGTTTTCTCAGTGGTGCCGTTGCCGGTACCCTTGTTAATCCAGCAGAGAGTCGTTCCGGTACTACCGTCACCGACGTAACTCGCAGTTGTGCTAGCGAAGCCAGCACCAGTGATCATCCCAGCGGCACCGTTGGCATCGCTACCAAAATCGATTCCGTCAAGAATTGTCAATGTCGCCGTCACAGCGGCATCCGCCGTGGCCGTTGTGGCTGTAAGTACCAAATCGGTTGAATTTGCGTTTGCATCGCTAAAAGCTTCGCTGCAAATAACGTGACAATCCAATACACGCGCTGATGCTGGTAATGTTGCAACAGTTTTCTGAAGACCGTTGTCGGTAGCCGTAGCGGTATAACCACCAAAATCAGTTTCAAACACAGCCTCGTACACACCGTAACTGTCTTGAACAGCGGAATAGCTGATCTGCTTAACTCCTGTGAGTTGTGCGCCGTTCATTTCTATCTCTCTTCTCAAGCCTTCAATTAATGCTTGAGTCCTCTTCAAGCCTATTCTTTTTCCCATTTTTAAACCCTCCGTTTATAATCATGTTTAATATTATGGTGAGACTTTTCGCCTCGTTCGTAAATAGTTCCAGACAAACAAAAACCCCCACCAACAGGTGGGGGTTTTATCAATAGCAAGTAAGGATTCGGATTAGGAACCAGACTCACCAAGCAAGCCGCGAATGATAACCAAGCCATACATATCAGGACGAACCATCTTCTTTGCATAACGAGTCATAACACCCTTTCTCGGCACGAAGTCTTCAGGGCCGAAGATCGTGGGGGTAGTCTGTAGTGGCACATAAGGTGCGTATACATATCCACTCTCTAGGAAACTAGAGCCTCGGCGTCCTACTAGGACAACGTTGCGCAGGAAGTAAGGATCAACGATAACGTCGAATTTCTTGGAAAGAGAACCAACCTTAACTGCACCAGCAGTACCCCTGTCGTCATCAGCGGTTACGCTTGCGCGGAAACCAGCCGTGAACTCAAGGATATTAGCAACTTCAGGTCCGCAGACGATGAAGTTAGCTCCACCGCGCAGAGTCTTACGATGAATCTGAGCGGACACATCATTGATGGTCTCAATCAGAGTCTCATACCACTCGCTAACGGTACCGGTGAAGTCTGGAGCAGCAGCGCTAGCACCAACCTCCGTACCAGTTGTACGATCTACGAACAAGCCCGGTGAGCGAGCCCAGTAGTACGTACTGGCGGTTGCACCATTTACCAGATCCGCAAGAATCTCACGGTCAATTTCAAGAGCAATCTGCTCAGAAAGAATACTGGTAAGCTCGACTTCGGCGTCAAGGTTGTGATAGGCATTAAGATCCTGCCCCAACTCTGGCGTCCACTTAGCCTTGAGCTTTTTGGTTTGCGTGGTGACTGCCACTGAGTCGACCTTGATGTCGATCTCTGGGATTTGGTCGTTTCCTTCGAGTCCCCATTCAGTCGTACCGACAACCGCGCCCAATGCAGAAGCATTAGTGAGATTGTCATAAATTGGCACCTGTACACCAAGTCCAGCACCGACAGAAGCAGAGCCTGCTCCACCAATACTTGCAGATGTCATAATACCAATATGTCGAACTGCTGCTGCTGCCAGATCGTTATCGCCTGCAGCAACAAATGTCGTCAATCGACGCACTGAAGAACAAGCAGTATCACTAGCGAGTCCATCAAGACAAGTGTTCCATGCGGCACCACTAATCTCGAATGCAGCCAAGTTGTCCATATCAGTTTGAGCATCCGTATAAGTAGACTTCAAGAGATCGAGAACAACTACCTTGTACGCAGTGCTTCCGCCTGATAACGCAACGAGATCAGGATCCCATTCGATAAGCTTAAGCTGAGCGTCAGTAGCATAAGTAATACTGTTGCCACCGCCTAGGTAGAACTGATCCTTGAGAGCAACGCCGGTACCAGCAGCGAACTGAACGCTACTAGCGGACGGAGATGCGTATGCATAACCGCGAGCACTGTTGCGCGGACCAGAGAGTGAGGACGCGTCTGAAGAGACTAAGTCTACACCACCTGTGATCTGGCTACCAACCTGATCAGTACCGTAAATGGACTTATTAACTAAGTTACCAAAACGGTCGGTCTGGCTAGCGGATGCTCCCAAGTCAGGGGAGAACACGAAGTCCAGGAAGAAAATGAGTCCACTTGGGAGACTCATGGGCTGAACACTAACGAGATCGTTGGCGATCAAGCCTGCAAAAACACGGCGAACGATGGGGAACGCGACGGCTGCGAAGCCTTCGACATCACCTGCTGCCATGGATGAACTCTCACGGAGGAGTTCCTTTGCTTGATTTTCAAGCAATCGAGCCATTGTCTGACGCTTTTGATCAGAACCAAGCCCTTCGAGAAGACCAGTAGCCTCCCACTTATTTAACAATGCGTTACCTTCGGCACGCATATCACGATTAATGATACCTTCAGTTAATCTTTCTACAATACCAGCCATAATTTAAATACCTCCTTTTTAGTTATTCTTAATTCCGGCTAACCTTTTCATTCTGTCTAAGAATGGATCAGTTGTTTGTGCTTCTCTGCGAGATGCACGGATAATTGAAGACGGACGATTGATTGCTTCGCTCAACGATTGTGGGGCACGTTTAGTTTGTGCCGGCGCTGCGCTTTCAAGCGTTTCAAATATTGTCTTTGCCTCCATAACTGAACCAGCATTAGAAATAGCTTCGGCAATTTTATCTTTTTGCCGCTCATTTAGGGAGGTATTTCTCAAAACACGGTTCGTGTAAAGCAAGCGCGCATTTGAAATATTAACCTCTTGCAAGGTTTCTTTTATTTCTCCAACAGCCTGCTTATATTTTTTATTGCTCGCTTTGAGTTGCTTATTTTCAAAAACCAACTCTTCTTGAGCTTTTCTCAAAACATCTAAATCTTTTTTAACATCAGTAGTACGACGATGAGCAATTTCTTTTCCCATCTCCCACTTCTGACTTTCGGATGAGCGTCCTGCCCATCCACCTAATGTGGCGCCCATATCTACTGTGAGCTTTTCTGCGATGGCATCAATTAACTCATCGGGAATCTCTAGGCCTTCTTCTTGTTTTTCGCCTTCTTCGTCTTCCGTTCCCATGACATCAGCCTCAACAGCTTCGCTTCCGCCACTTGATTTTCCACCCCCTTCTAAAGAGTCCATAGCGTCTACATCGGCTTCTTCTTGTGCTGCAGCAGTAATTCCTGCTGTAGCTTCTGCCACCATCTTAATTAAATCTTCTTCATTAATATCAATTTCTTCTTCTAGTTCATCATCCTCTTCGGATTCCCATGAATGTTTGGGTTGTTTTCCGGCGATGTCTTTTTTAGCTACGCCCGGATCACTAGGAGATCGTCCGCCTCCACCCGTCTCAGTTTGTAGAGACTCTATAGCCTCCGCAAGAGCATCTAAATCAACAGTCACTTTCACATTTTCTCCTTCATCTTCTAAATGTTTTAATCCTTCGCCTTCCATTTCAGACAAATTATCTGTTGCAGATAAAGGAACTCCATCCACGATATCTTCAACTTCGGCTCCTTCTGCTCCCTCGATCCCCATCATGGGATCAGCAGCCAAGGGATCCGCCGCCATCGGATCGGCCGCCATCGGATCGGCCGCCATTGGATCGGCGGCAAGGGGATCTTCTTGTTCTAAAAGTTTATCGAGTGCTGTGCGCACCTCATCAGAATACTTCTCTACAATCGAGGATTCTGCCGTCTTTAATGCGGCATCTCGTAACGCCTTAGCATCAATGATGGCTTCTTTTAGCAATGTTGACATTAATTAGCTCCTAAAAAAACAATAATTCAAAAATAAATAGTACCCTCTATAGCAAAAAGACTATTATTATGTGCCACTTCTGTTTACAATCCACCAATTCTCGCCATCACAGTGAAAGGTACGAATTGAATAATTATTTTTAATTCGGATTTCTTTAGAAAAATCTATCAAGCCATCCTCTGCGGCAATGGTTAAAGCATGGCAGCTTAATTTATATTTTTGTTCTGCAAAAGTTTTAATTGTAATAATTCTGCCGCGATTATCTTTAGGATGAGGTAGCGTTGCCTCAATTCTGTGTTCGGTAGTATCAAACAACACTGTACTATCTGACGCCTGGAAGTCGTATGTTTTATCTTTAACTACTTTTATATCTTTATAGAGAGCGCCATTTATTTCTAAATCGCCATTTATCTCCATCTTCTCCGAAATTTGTGCACTTAATGCTTTAACAGTTCCCTTGACAGATAGAACATCGCTGCGAGGATCAAATATCAAGTTAGCGCTGCCCTCACATTCTTTGGCGCCCTTGTATTGGAGACTGTGTCGAACGCCGGCGGGCTGAGGAATCTTTAACGCAATAGAGGCATCATATAAATTTTTTACTGTAGTGTGTCTTACTTCTCCTCGTGTTAAATCGTGTATGAGAATCATATCGCCATCACTAATGTTCTGGCCACCGGTGGCGATGTCTACAGTATGAGAAGGATTAATAACAAGCTTTTGATTTTTAAAGGATAGTCCACCATCCATTGCCACATCTACCTGAACTCCTTCTTCCAGTACAGTGATGCCATTTTTAGCGCACACTTTTAAGACGCCTCTGTGTGCTTCTAAACCACTACCATAATTAACATTTTCGCCCTTTACCTTTCCAATTACCTTCTCTCCCGGAATATGGTGTAGCTCTTTGGCGGATCCTTTAAAAAAGCCAAAATGAGCATGATCTCCATGAAGTGTACTTCCATCAAAAGTTAAATTAGAAGGTGTTTTGACTTTTTTATCTCCTTCATATACAAGGATGCCATTGGGGATCCCAAATACTAATTCGTCAAAAGCAACTTTGTTTTCAGTAGCACAAGGACTTTCAGCATCAGTATCGTAAAAAACACTGGCGCTCAATACATTTTTAAAAACTTTAATTCCTTCTATTTCTTGATCGCCGTGTTGCCCTACTAAACCATCCATTTTCCCTTTAATAACATTATAAGCCATTCTATATCCTCTCGCAAATAATTAGCTTCATTACTTAAATAGTCTAAAAAAAAGGATGCCCCCCGTAAAGAGGGACATCCAAAAAGATATGATCTTAAATCTAAGGAAAGCCGTAGATTAGATAATCACAAATGTATCAGCAGCAACGTAGAAAAGAGAGATACCACCATAAGGTGATTCAATCTTCAAGATTGATTCTCCATCGAAAGTCTGTGCACCACTAGCAGTGATCGTCAACGTGTTAGTAGTGGAAACTCCAGCAGGAGCCTTCACGCGAACAACATCGCCAGCAGATAAGTTAACCGAACCAAGCATCGTCCAAACACGAGCAGCAGTGAAAGTAGCGGTACCATAGTTAAGCCCTTCTGCCATGACTGCATTGGCATCTCCAATTCCATTAGGAGTGCTTGCAGCGCCAACAGAAAGTACTCCATTGGTAGCGGAAAGACCAGTTCCCGCCATTCCTGAAACTAAGTCCGCAATGCTTTCTTTGCGTGTTTGATTAGAGTCACTAGAATCAATGATAGCAACACTATCGAGAGCCACATCAACTGCAGCTGCGGTTAGCGTGTTCATGTCTAGTTTCCAGTCGGAAACAGCAGAAGAAGCGTCATAAGTCGTTCCGCCCAAACCTGAGTTAGCAGCTTTAGAAAGCGCGTTAGTCAGAGTAGCAGTTAACTTAGGAACACCGTCGCCGGCAAGAACCAGAGCATCGCCAGTTTGTGTCAGCGTCAAATCACCATTATCAAAGTTGATAACGGCACCTTCCGCAAGGAAGAGATCGCTAAACTGTTTGGCAGTTGTACCGAGATAAGCACCATCGTTGGCGTCTGGTATGAGTCCTGCCGTAATTTGAACTTCGCCGTCATCCGTTAATCTCATTACTTCAGTTCCATCAAACTGATTGAAAACCAAATCATCGCCATCAACCATGAGATTTACATCAACGTCGCCTGCAGTGGTATCAAGATCGATAGTCAATTTTGCAGTACCGGCATCTTTGAATTCAAAGTTTCCACCAATAGCATCGAGAACGATGTCGGTGGACGAAGACAGAGTTAAATCTCCAACTGATTTAACAGAGATTGGCGTAGCAGCAATGGTTAGACCAGTTGTACCATCATGAGTAAACGTAATATCCGAGCCGAGGCCCATCGAAAGAACTGACGAATCAGACAAGAGGTCCAAGTCATCACCGATAACTGCACTCTTAGCAACACTTAAACCACCATCGGTCTGTAAAGAACCGTCAGTTGTTGAAGTTGCTTCAGTTGCGTTGTTAACATTCAGAATACCAGCAGCTGAAACGGTGAGTGCAGTAGCTGCGCCCATCGTCACGACACCAGAATCCGCAGCAAAGGTTGCCGCTGTTCCGTTGTAGATTGCCTTAGCAACACTTAATCCACCATCAGTTTGAAGTGAACCGTCAGTTTTACTAGTAGCATCAGTTGTGTCATCAGTTTTGAGAATACCGCTGAAAGTACCTGCACCCGTTACATCAACTAAAGTAGCTGTGATATCGAGATCTCCACTTGATATGATGTCGAGATCAGTTCCATCACCACTAATGTATTCGCCAGCATTACCAAAGGCAAGTCGGGCGCCTGAAGCAGCCATAACGCAGTTATTAGCTGCTTGATCTGTCAAAGTGAATTTAGAAGTGCTTCCAATGTTCAGAATTGCACCATCAGACAAGAGATCCAAGTCATCTCCAATAACAGCACTCTTAGCAACACTTAAACCACCATCGGTCTGTAAAGAACCGTCAGTTGTTGAAGTTGCTTCAGTTGTATCGTCTGTCTTAAGAACACCAGAGTAGGTACCCGTTGTTCCAGCAACAGCGGCAAATGTACCAGCTGCAACGGATGCAGCACCAATTACGGTTCCATCAATATTACCACCGTTGATATCAACAGTAGTCAAAGTTGACGTACCAGTTACTGTAATTGCATCGATGTAACCAGCATCGATGTGAGCTTCCGCCCATTGTTTAGCAGAAGTACCCAAATCACGGGCACTATCAGTAGAAGGGATAAGATCCGAATCAAACTGACCGGTTACTGTAACAGTATCGGTAGTAGCGTTACCCAGATCGACATCACCAGTTGCACTAAGTGTGGTCGTAGTAATACCTTCCTCCTGTACTAAGGAGCCACTCATAGTAGCAGCCCCAAATTGAAATTTATAAGCCATATTATATATCCTCCAAGAAATAGTTAGCTTATCTGAATAGGCATACACCTATCCAAATGCAAGCGAGATTACGCATACACGTATCCCCGCTTATTACTAAATAGGCGCCTGGATCCTTTAAATTTCTAGTAAACGAAGTATTTATTGAGCCCGTTGCAATAAAGCTGAATTGCTGCATAAGGTGATTCTAAAACTATTGAAGTTTGCCCATCAATAGTATCGCTTCCCTGAGTCCTTATAATCACTGGATACGTTGAAGCGTTACCTCCCTCGTCTTTTATAGCATATGTCTGCCCATTTAAGACACCATCGGCAGAAGGAAGAGTTAATGTAACTGAAGCTGTAAGAGTGTCTGATTGGATTCCTACTAAATAATCAATTTCTTGAATTGTATAATCATCTGCCACTACTCTTCTAACATATCCAATCCCCCCAAACATTTGAATTTGATAAGCTCGGAGCTTAAACAAAAATCCTGGATCCATAAAGATTCCATTATTCTTAAAATTCATAAAGCCTACATCAAAGCCTTTTGTAGTACTTCCAGAGCCAAATTTCAAGTTATTATCAGCTACCGTAAGAGCGTCAGAGCCCATATAAATTGTGCCGGCATCCACATATAATGATCCCCACGGATTAGCAGACGTTCCTAAGTCATGAGTACTTCCCAAAGTAGGCACCAAATTGCCATCCAAATAAGTGGTGCCACTCACCCTAAGACTTCCTGTAAACGTTAAATTATTACTAGAGTATAATAATTTGACGGATCCGGTTGTGCCGCTTCTTCCCGATGCTGTTACAAACTGTAATGAATATGCGGGCCCTGCAGAGGCGGAACCCCCTCCACCACCACCGCCGGCACTAATTCCTGTTAATCTACTGCCGTCGCCCTCAAAATAGGACGCAGAAACTCCCACACTAGCAGTAAGATCGCCAGTGAGAGACAACGTGCTCCCATCAAAAGTCAGATTTGATTCGCACGTTATAGAGTTCGCGTCACCACCTACATTAGTAAGAATCGCATTATTAGTGGCATTAGATACACGTGGAACATTAATAACGTTAGCTCCATCCGAAGTGCTCAGATTTCCGGAAACAATGTTTCCGACAACAAGCGTACTAGGTGTATATTCTTGGGCGGCAATTACGGTGCCAGATAAAACATTGTATGCCATTCAACACCGCTCCTCCTAATATACAAACCAATTCGTTCCGTCCGAATATAGACTAATTGCTGCCATGGTGCCAGCCATAGTATAATAAGAATCGCCATCAATAGTGAAACCGCCCGCAGGAACAGAAGCTGAAATTACTATTTTAGTGGCGCGGGAAGTAACTTGATCTTTTACCAATAACATGGCCCCGGGTCGCGACACTGATGCGCTAGGAAGATATATGGTTACATTATTACTATCTTTAACTCCCAAAATATAATCACTAGAAGAAACATGATACGGATTAGCGGCTACTCCAACTGCTGAATATTTTGCGCCAAATCCTCTTACCCACACCCTTTCTGTTATAGCCGATGCACTAAATAAATACGTTGCGCCCGACATCACAGTTAAACTACCGGTACGGCGATGCATATCATCGTTACTATTACCGAAATAAGTAGAACCAGTGGAATCAATAACAGCAACATTTTCAATATGATAATGGCTAGCGCTAATATTCCCACTAACAATAAGAGTTCCTGTCAACACCAATGTACTAGCTGCTAATTCGCCAGTAGAGGCTGTATAGTACATAAAATTAGTAACACCAGTGGCTTTTTTTGTACCCGTTACAAATAAAACCGAACCAGTGGGCCCACTAAAAGCTCCATCAGTCTCTGTACAATCAACATATGCCCATCCAAACGATGCCATCTCTTATCCTACCCCTGCAGAACCAGACCAACTGGTACCCTTGTCAGTATCAGTCCTTTGTTTAGGAACATACGTTAATCCTGCAACTATATCCACGTTGCTCGATCCTGAAAGCCATATTTCGCTTACCTTCACATCAATAATGGGAAGATACGACGCACGATCTGGTGCTCCCGAATGTTTATCGGGCAACGCAATCCAATTGTCGCCTTCTACTCCCAATTGCGAAAAGCCTATTTTAAGGTTGGTAACCCCAGTTCCCGAAAATCTATTTTGTACCCACACCCATTTAGTCACATGTGGGAACTGAACTTTCGTAGCAGTGGTACAATCAATACCACCCGACGCAAATGGAATGCCGCTAACTTGATAAGCTCCAACAGCATTTAATCCAGGCGCTAATTTCCATGAATCTCCCGGCATTAAGAATCTCCTAAATTAATAAATTTAATCATTACTATCCTACCCCGTTAGAGCCCGACCAACTTGTGCCTTGGGTAGTATCAGTACGCTGTTTAGGAACATAAGTCAATCCAGCCATTACATCTACGGCAGTCGATCCCGAAAGCCACAATTCGCTAATCTTTACGGGCAATGTAGGTAAATGAGAAGCTCTATCGGGCGCCGTCGAAGTGTCTTCCACGGTAAAAAAATACGTTCCTGCCGCATATCCTGCGCCAGTCCATGCAGCGTCGGCTCTCACTCCAGCTTCAGAAAAGCCCACTTTTAAATCATTGGAGTCGTCTCTATTCTGCACCCACACCCACTTAGTTACAGAGGGGAATTGAATCTTGAGGGCTGTCCTAGCATCAATTCCACCCGATACAAAGGGAATGCCGCTCACCTGATAAGAGCCAACGTTGTGTAGGCCTGGTGCTAATTTCCATGAATCGCCTGGCATATGAATCTCCTAAAATAATTATGTTCAATGTAAATAGTCTCTATTTTTTTCTATTGCGTCTTTCTTGGGCTTTACGTTTTTTTCGTTCTTCTTTTAATCTCATCCGTTGTGCTCGAATTCGTTTTTCTTTCTTAGCAACAGATGGTTTTTTATATCGCTTACGATCACGCACCTCTTCAATAATGCGTTCTTTCTTGACTTTCTTAGTGAATTTTTTTATCATTCTCTCAACGTTACCCCTTGTCTCTCTTGAAGTTACGCCAATATTATATGTTTTTGCCATTATATACCTATTTCATTGCTTTCCAAATCGCGGAAGAATGTCCGAGAATAGAACTAATATCTACCCCTGCATCGCCGGGAGGACCCAAATCGGGTGCGCCGGCGGCAGACTGCCTGTGTGACATCGGCTCAGTTCCTTCAAACAAATCAACGCCATTATATGCGTCTGCTCCCATAGATTCCATCAATTTTTGACGGTGTTCTTGAACCTTCTTTCTCGATTCGTTAGACTGCTTGCGCATCTTCATATCTTCATTAAACATGCGTTTCGGAGCAGCCTCTTTTGTTTCCATAACGAGATTACCTTGCATGCCCTTAGCTACTTCAGCCACCACATTCGAGAGAAGCCCCTCTTCTAGAAGGACTTCATGAATACACTCTTTAACTACAGGCTTGATTAAGCGTTTGAGATCTGACTTCTTCATCCATCACCCTTGCTAATTCCTGATAGCGTCTTCCATCTGCCAAGGACAGATTCTTTTAAGATGCCTTCTCCCATTGCTTCGGCTACGTTGGCCAGCTTCGCCGGCGGGGCACTGGTGGCATCTGCTGTTTGTTTAGAAGACACGCCACCCTTTGTAACCGACTTCAATACACGCGTCAAAAGCGGCACCATTACACGAGCGTCATGAGGTTTTTTTAGTGACTGCAGGATACGATAAGATCCAGTGTCCTTTTTCTTTTGGAGATTATTCAGATGCGCTAATGCAGTAGAGGCTTTTTCTTTGCCAAATGCACCTGCCATCTTTGCCACAGTTGTTCCTCCTTCTTGCACGGGGGCGCTCATTTGTCTCTTAATGTCTCCTAATGCATCCACAAACTCTCCCCAGTCTTCTTCAAAAGAATTTTCTGGAAACTGTTGAGCGTGGGCGCCTTCAAGATCTCTTAATAAACGCGCAACTTTATACGTTTTTCCTGTGCGTGTTTCGATTTCCTGCTGTTTAAATTTAGGAGGCAATCTATAAGTTTTCTTTTTAGGTACCTCTTCTTCCTCTTCTTCTTCTCCCTTTTCTGGATCGACACTTACAGTCGTATCAACCGGCTCTTCTCCTTTATCCCACCTTGATACATCCTTGGTTAGAGAAAGATCATCTTGGGGGGTGGCGTCTGGTTCCAAGTCCCGTGTGATCACCTCTTCATCATCAACAGTGATTTTGGTTTCGTCGTCCTTTTTAGTCCGATCTTCATCATCAACTTCGTCATCCGTCTTAGTGATGGGCAACTCGTCCATGCCCTCAAAATGTGCCTGCGTAAGTCCCGCGTCTCCATAGATTCCCAAAATAGCCTTTATTACTTCTTTCACGTCTGCTGTCGTTATCGACGGCTCTTCGGACGCTATGTATTCCTTCCATGCCTGGAAAACATTAATATTTTCTTTCTGTACCTTGGCGATAGAAGCGGGAGCTAATTTAAACTTGATCTTGTCGTTTTTGTTTGCTGCCTCGAAAGCTTGCAAAATATAATCTACTTTGACTGGATCATCAACCTTGTCGCCTACACGCGCTTGTACGGTGTCATAATCAATTATAACTTCTTGTTGAAGCCCAGGTTCGGTTATGGGGTCGACGGGCTCGACAGGACCCCGGTCCAGGTCGGTATCATCCGAAGTTTGTTCGATGTCATCGTCTTTCTTTTCGGGCTCAGGATCAATTGCTTGTTGTATTTTACTTTCTTCAGGCACAGGAAAGTCTACTAACTCTTTATATAAATCTGCGAGCATTTGTGCTCGTGAAGACTTCATGCCCTTCATACGAAGGAGCTTGACTGCTGCGCCGGCACTAACTAATCCAATGCCCAAAGCTGCGATCCATGGGCCGGCTGCAGCTAATTGATATGCGCCCAAAGATGTGGCACCCTGTCTGAAAACTGTCTTTGTCACTATCTTTGCAATCTTAGGAGTAAAAACATCGCCTCCTGCGCCGGGGGCCCCCGCTCCCGACAAGGGAATGACTTGTTCCAAAGTGGCTGCAGGATTTGTAGTTACAGCATTTGCAATATTGGTTGTCCACCAATTAGCGAAACCTGTATTTCCGCCGGCTGACGCCATATCTAATAAATTCTTTGTTGGATTGCCAGCACCATCAACAAGTCCCTTTGACGCCATTTGCTTCACAAAATCTCCGACGCCCAATTGGGAAAGATTCGCGCCTGGAGTCCCTTGTAACACTGCTAACTGTTCGGTTACTCCCACTCTGTCTGTTCCCATAATAACGTTCTTAAGTGTTACCCATTGTCCTGGGTCTTTAAACATGGCTATAAACCATGGCTGTTGGACAAGCCAACCAAATCCGGCTCCCAATGCTCCTAAAGCTGCCAGAACTGCTGGTGCCTTGTTGCTCTTGAGCCCTTTAATTGTGGCAGAATCTACCTCGTCGCCCTCTCTGCCGGCTTTTGTATAGCTCGCGCCCGTTGGGCCCTCGGGTGCAGCATAAGCCGCTGTGCGGCCCTTTTGTAACTGAGGCTGTCTAGTGTCAGTTGCAGCACCTACGTTTCCAGGCATAATTGGAGCTTCTTTTAAATTCTTGGTATGCCATTCTTGAAGCTGTTCTGCCAGAACATCTTCCGGTATTTCTTTTTCTTCTGTGAAATGCTTATAAGCGTCTGCCAATTGAAAATCAAGAAGCCATTTTACATATTCTCTCAAAGCTTTCACAAGATAATTTGCTGCTGCAGGTCCACCAGGGAAATTGCCCGACTCAACGGCGGCCTCGGCTGAATCATATACACCACCAATTTCATATAGTGCTGCCATAAAATCAACCTTTTCTCTCATATTAGGAAACTCTTTATGCTCTGCCTCAATATTTTTCTTAAAATCTCCGAAGCCTTTCTTCATGGCGCCATCAATAGCAGCTTGTACTTTTTCCAATGCGGCAGCAACGCGTTCTTTGCGCTTGCCAAAGATCTTGCCACCCTTCTCAAGAGAGCCCATCCTGCCCATAGTATATTTGATATTGGTCCAAATGCCCTCTTCAATAAGCGATGAATCAAACTTGTCGCCATGCTCTGCTTTAAGGTATTCTTGTAAAACCACCGACCAGAAATCTTTGCGTTCCTTTATAAGTTTTTGATGTTCTTTAAGAATGTCTTGATTTAATTTAAAAACCAAGAGTTCTTCCTGGATAATCGTCGCAGTCTTCCTGATATCTTCCTGGCGATTTATTTCCTCTAAAACAATTTGTGCAAGTTGTGGTTTATTCATCTGCTAATACCTCATTTAATAAGCGATTGATTCGATCTGCTCGTGTGAATATATTGGATTCTTTTAAATTCTTTGCTTCGGACATCATATATGCCCCTGGAGTTGATGGCTCAGAAACGAAATCAAAACAGATCAATTGAAAATCGTCTTGTACCGTGGTAGCGCCGTTGTTCTCGCTCACAGAGCCCATCCCACGAGAAGAGATACCAAGCTTAACACCCGACTCTACCAGTGAACGAAGAATATTGCCAGAAGGAGTGTTTAAAACTTTTACTTTACCCATCACACTTTTGTCCTCCATCCAAACAGAAGTAACCATATGTGATGCGTTTTTGAGATTAATAACTGAGTCATCGGGATGATCTAATTCTCCCAGCGCTCTTTTTTCTTTTACGAGCTTTTGGTAATTCTTAACTTCTCTCATCAAAGTTTTGAAAGGGTAAACTCTTCCATTACCGTTTTGTATATCGGCTTCTTGTAATTTGCCCGAAAGCATCATGCCGCCGTTTGACACAAATCTTTTTTCATCTTCTGTCAAAAGATCTTGACATACGCCACCCTCGCAGAGTTCGTAATATTCTCGTAAAAGTACTTTTCCCATTATTTATTTTTTAAAAACCTCTTTAATTCTTCTTGGATAATCCGCGTAATCATAGACTCTTGAAACGGAATATCATATTCCCCTTCTGGGGCGGGTCCAGCTTCTCTACCTTCGAATCCACCAGCCGGCGGAACAAACTTGTACCGCTGTTCCGTTGGAAACTCTCCCGGTTTATATACTGAGTCAGGTACCGGATTGGCATCTTCTGGGACTCGTGGCCAGCCATCTTCATCCATATTTGGTGGGCCACCACGGCTCTCACTAGCCTCTGGAAAGATGGAATCACCAGTTTTTAGTGCTTGTTTTGCGCGGCTTACCCAATAGTCTTTACCCCACTTTTCCATTATATGCTTAAATTCATTAATTACGGTTCTCTTAGAAAAAAGATAATATCGATAATCATCAGACCATTTTTCAAAACCAGCGGTGGGCGCCTTTTTAATCTCATCTTCAAGTGCCGATTCCCATACTCTCTGTATATCGGGAGCGTAAGGTTCCTCGCCCTTCTTCTGATCGCGCAGATAGTTGCCTGCTACGTCCTGCATGCCAATCTTTCTTCTGCCTGTTTCGCCGGCGCCGTACATCGCTTCCGAAGTAACATTAGATATCTCTTCTTCAACTATCTGTTTAAGTTGTGATTTAGTAATCTTCATTTGTATTCCTCTATATTGCGGGCATCACCCGCGCGGGTATTGATCCCTTACAGCAATTCCTTACTGGTTGAAGCATCCATTTCTGTGTCCAAAAGTTAGTCATTTTTTACCTCTACTGTTTTAAATAGCTTAATACCTTCGTCTCCGAATGTCATATTTAATATATATGATGTCCCCGAAGAGATACATCCTAAAATCAAAAAATTGTCAACAGATACGTCAAAACTAAATAGTTCTGTAAACGGAGAAAGAAACATTAAAAGTGCGCCTACCCAAAATCCCATACACATTGGACACTTAAATAGCTCTCCTAGTTTTCCTTCTGTGGGGCGCCATCCATCAAAAATGCTGCCGTACACTAATATTTGAGTTAAGCCATAAGCTGCGAGTATAAAAGTCAAAAGTTCCATTAGTTATCCTTTACAGTTTTGTTGTTAAAATTCTGAGCTATAAAAGCCTGCAGCATCGCGGTAGTATTAACTTGGCTTAATGGGGTTTGCGGATCTAGCTCTTCGAGTTGTGCGGACAGGTGTTTTAAAAAAGCTTTTTCTATATCATCATCTACAATTCTAGAAATATCTGGATCAATAGCAATTGCTTCTAGTCCTGGGGGTTGTTTTTTCTGTGATAAATCTCCGCCATACAAAGCTGACGCAAAGTCACCTGCATCCATAGCTGCGCCTAAAAAATCAGCAACGTCTCCCAAGCCCCCAGTAGCCAACTTGGCTATCAGCTTGCCGCCTTTCTTTAACATCTTATCTCTTTTGACGGTTTGTATGACATTAATTAAATCACCGACAGTGTTTAAACCTTCGGTCAAATTCGCAAGGCGCCAATTCTCCATTATCAATTTCATCTCAGACACAGAAACACTCCTACATCGTATACAGATAACTTAGCGAATACGGATCCCTAACATATCCTTTGCGAATCGAACCTTGTTCAACCTTCTGCGGAACATCTCCAAGCTCGGTTGAGTCTTCTTTATCCGGGTGTATCAATTCTTCGTCGTCCATCGATATTATTGCTTCGGTGGCTTCAAAATAAGGACGCTCTTCTTCTATAAAACGAGATATATTAATAAGAGCTAACTTAGGGGCACTTAATTGTTCGGATGAGGGCGTTTCCATATCAGCCTCGATAGAGCCATAAAAACCACCAGCATGAATCGATTCGGGGATTACTATTCCTTTCTTATGGAGATATGTAAAAAGACGATTTTGGGCGCCATATGCCAAATCAGACATGGCTTCTTTCGGAAATGTTATAACTTTGTTTTTTGCAGTTGATAATACAATATCGATATCTCCATGATCAAAGATCATTAAATCTCCACTGACGCTTTTCCGTACATTTAAATCTAAACGCACGCTTCCTTCATTAGGTTTTCCAATCTTAATGGTTATGGGCATCGTTATAAATTTCCTTTACAAGCGCTTGAGTTCGCATAACTGTCAAAAGAAGCTCTTCGTTAATCTCACTAGCTCCTAATGTCTCCAGACGATCAATAACTGATTGAGTCTTTGTTAGCATCTCTTCGTCTTCTTTAATCTCATTTATATCTTGAGCGGTACGCAATGCAGTTGTAAGGCGCGGTAGCTCTTCATTTAAAAACAACTTCAACTCCACAGCATTATCTGCGAACGAAGCAACATAATAATGTAGCAGTTGCTTTTGCTCATTTAAAAGCTCATTCTCATATTTCTTATTAAACTTAGTGGCGAATGTTTTATAAACCAACCCATCAATAACTTCTCCTTTCTCCACCTCTTCTCTGCCTATTGTCATGCGTTGAATAATCTCATTTTCTAAAATAATTTGATTTTTAGGAGAAATACGATCTGAAAAAATCTGCATAATAGTTGCCAACGATTTGTAGTTGGGTACGAAATTAGCAAAAACTGATGGTGATACATCTTTGTTAACATCGTGAATTAACTTGGTTTGTTGTTTGAATAAACCAGTTGGATCAATAAGCTTGTGTTGTAATTTAGCTTCGCGCAATATCTTTTCTGCCATGACGCGATCTAAATTCTGATTTTCACACAACGAACGATAGCAATCTAAATCTCTTCTCAACACACTTCCAGGCTTGAAATGCTTTTTTATTACTTTGATTGCTATATTTCTTCTGTTTGAATCGTTTTTTAAAATGGCAACAGTAGCTTCTTTGACAAGCGCTTCGTATACAAAAGCTGTATTACGTTTCTTGTTGTGTTTTGTCTTCATTCTTTTGCTCCGTTATTAAGTCTTTAGTTTCCAATTCGTGAAGTAGGCTGCGTAGAGATTCATTAATTGTAAATAGTTGTTTCTCTTCTGTTTGTTCTCTCAAACTATAAGTAGATTGTTCTTCTTCATAAATTCCATTAGTTAAGCCATCCATTTTTACAAGAGATTGTATATCGCCATAACCCGGCAACGTTCCTCTTCTAGTGTTGCTGCCTTTTTCTTTCGAATATTTAGCAGCATAAGAACGAGAACGGGCGCCGGCTGCACGTTTGTCTGTCTTTACAGGATTATATACCTTCCCCCTGGATCCAGGCGTGAGACGAGGAGAATTCCGCGATCCTGGTGGAACTGCCAAAAGTGGGGATTCCTCACCTGCTGCTTCAGGGGCTGCAGCAGCTGCGGCATCAGTTGCCGGCATTTCGGCGGGCCCGCCAGGCGCCTCCATTCCAAGATCGCCACCAAGATCTGCGCCCATGCCACCGCCAAGATCTCCACCCATGGCGCCAGCACCTGCGCCGGCGGCTTCTGCTGCCGATGCCTCTGCCACTTGTTGAAGTGCAGCGTCGTGCATGCGATCATAATACATCTCTCTCTGGTTGCGAATAAACTCTTCGTGCGTCATTCCAAACATATGTTCTGATACCCACCGACGAGAGAAATAGCCTTCCGTAGCGCTTGCTGCGGTGTCAAACTTTGTTTTCCAATGTTCTAGCTCTTGCAATTCCGCAATCTTAGAAGGATTATTTAAGCTTAATTGAAATGAAAGTAAATCATCTCCTCTAAATCCTAGGGTATACAAGTGAATGATTCCAATCTTGGTTAGTTCTGCTACAATCACTCGCTGAAGTCTTTGAATAGTTCTAGCAAAACGAATGTCTTTTTGGGCTAATGTTGTCTTGTCTTCCTCGGCTCCCTCTCCCATCGTGAGATATGATTGGGGAATTTTAAGAGCGGAGAATAACTTATCTCTAAGGTACTTAATATCATCAATCTGCGTTGTGTTTGCTCCACCAGCAAGATTTGTAATGTCTGTCGCGGAGCCAGCACGGACGGGGATAAAATAATCTTCCTCAATGCTCATAGGGTTATAACGCAAATCAATGTGTCCCGTTTTAGGATCCACCACGGAGTGGCGCTTAAGCTGTGTGACAATCTTCTCCATGTATTGCTCCACATCCTGTGGAGGAATCGCACCTACATCAATCTTAAAAAGGCGACGTTCTGAGGAACGGATCACGCGATATGCCATCATCGCATCTTCCATCAAAGTTAGCTGGCGCCAGATGCGTCTGGCTGGCTCTAGAATTGATGTCCCATACGGCGCATACTTATCATTTCCTAAAATACGAAAATGACACATTTGCCAATTTTCAAATGTCATTCCCGCACTATTCCACTGATATTGGATATAGTTGGGATTGGTGCTGTCCATTCCTTCTAGTCTTTCAATTTCTTGGGGAGGGAGAGCAATAACTGATTTGACTCCATATTTTTCGTCAATGTCCAAATACAGAAAGAAATCGCCATACTTACACATAGTGCGACTCCACCCGAATAAATTATAATTTAAGTTTAAAACACTACTATAAAGCACATCCAATACTGCTCGCAATTCTTCATTGGGGCACTTGATGTTAAGCATGGGTCGCAAATCAGAATATGTAGTCATTTCGTCTGCATATATATCCATCGTAGAAGCGATCTCTGGCGTATATTCCATTTGATCAAAATCAATATATCTTTCAGAACGTCGTTGGTTTGCTATAGCATTGGTGGCAATAGTATCTAAAGGGCTATATAATGTCTTTTTAAACTGTTGTCCTGATGCTGATTTAAACCGAGAAGAGAATTTGTCAAGATGTTGTCTTCTAATACGTCGTCCCGATTGAGAGCGATAATTAATAATCGGACCTGAAAAAAGCCTTGTTAGGGCTTTAAATAAATCCGACTGGGGGTTGTTAGGGTTTTTTCCTTTAAAGGGGGGCATTTAGTTTTCTCACTTTATAATCCATTTATATTGATCATACATATTCTTTGCTTCATTTATTTTATCAAAGATGTTATCTTTTTTGTAGCCCTCTTGGCCACTTATCCTGGTATTGAAGGATGTATTGGTAGTTTTAATAGAACCAAGGAAGGCTTTGTGATAATTTAAATCTCGCGCGTTTGCTTGAATAGCGGTATCTCGTACCCAGCAACCTATAGCAAGAGCCATTACTAGATCATCATGATAGCTTTTCATAGCTTGGGGTTTGCCATTTTTCCAAATAAAAGTTTTCATTTCGTTTACTAGTCGTGAAGAATATATTTTAATTAGTTTGTTTCTGATAAACTCCTCTAATTTCGCGACGATCAAGGGACGCGTCTTCATCGAAGTGGTGAAACCTGGGATGGCGCTATTTCTTATTTCGGCCTGGTGTTGCTCAATATATTCATGGGTGGACTTAATTGAATAATAAAGATTGGGATATTGGTATTCTATGAGCTTGTCTAGTACTGTGTATCCAATATTATTATTTTCAACTACCAGCATACATCCCCCATATTCTCTACCCACTTGATTCAGCATATTGGCATACATATCTGGGGTTGGCTTTCCTTGATACTCTCCTACCACTTCTAATGTTTCTAATTTTATAATATGAAAAGTAGAATAGTCAGCAGCGTCTCCACGTGCAACATCCACTACCATTAAATAATTACACGTGGGATCATGTTCTTCCCAGATCCAAAAGTTTCGATCAAAACCAGTACGATATTTAGGCTCCCTCACACACGTCAACAGCCACTCCATACAATCAGGATCAATAACAGTTTCGCCTGAAGTATTAAAGTTACATTCTAATTCTTGTGCAATCTGTCGTTTCGACATATTTTTGGTTTCTTTCTTATACCACTCTTCATCTCGTTCAGGGTGCACATCCCACATGAGAGTTGTCAAATTAAAATTGTTTGTTCCTGCGTCTGCGTCCGTGCACGTCTTGTGAAACCAATTTCCCACACCGTTGGGAGTAGACAAAGCAATACAGCGTCCACCGGTGGATAGCGTGGGATACAAACCTGTCCAGAGTTCTTCTAAACCTTCGATGTGTGCCGCTTCGTCCAATACCAAAAGAGACAACGCCTCCGAACGGCCAGCATCGCCAGAAGTGGAGGCGGCCTTAATAGAAGAACCGTTAGAAAGCTCAAACGAAGTTCTGTTGTCTACATCAATAGTGGCAATCTTTAACCAGTCTGGAAGATTACGCATGATGCCTTTTACTTTTTTTACTAAGTTACCCGCCGTTGCAAACTTTGTTGCCATTACAAGAATTGCTTTATCTCGATGAAATAACATCATCCAAACAATATAACCAGCCGTAATCGTTGAGATGCCAAGCTGGCGGGCTTTTAAAATAACATTAAAACGATAATCGTTAAAGTTATCCAGCAAATCGTCCTGAAAGTCATACGTGTCAAATAAAATAAGACCGTGTAGTGGATGCGAGATCCTCGCATACGTCTTTAAAAAATAGGCAGAATCTTTGCCGCACTTTAATATCTCTTTTACTTTTTGTTTTTTGTCTAATTGAAAGCTCATTCATTTTTATCTTCGTGCTTCTTCTCTCTCAATAACTTCATCGGCGGCCGCTAGAAT